TGGGCGCTCCTTGGTGCGGAGGGTTCAGACCGTCCGGACCCCGCGTCCCGCTTGACCAACGCTTGACCTTCCCGCCGCGCAACGCGGTGGTCCCCGACGCCGCGCAAGGCGGCAACCGTGGAGTGATGACCGATGCCTAGAGGTGGTGCACGCAACCGTTCCGGCCCTCCCCCGTCGGAGGAGTCCGGCCGTTCTGACCGTCGCGGCTTCAAGCTGACGGCGCTCCCTGCCGAGGGCTACGACGGCCCCGTCCCGGCGTTCCCGCTCCCCGAGCAGTCGGAGCGTGAGGCTGAGGTGTGGGCCGACCTGTGGCGCACCCCCCAGGCGTGCGCCTGGTCCATGCCGTCCGAGTCGTGGCGTGTTCGCACCGTGGCGCTGTACGCGCGGACTGTCGTCCGCTGCGAGTCGCCCGAGGCTGGTGCTGCACTCCTCTCCCAGCTCCACCGCTTCGCTGACCAGATCGGCATGACGACCGCTGGCCTGGCTGAGATGGGCTGGAAGGTCGCCGTGGACGAGGTGGCCGGGAAGCGTGAGCAGCAGGGCCCGGCAGCGCCTCCTAGGGCGTCGTCGCGGTCCAAGCTCAAGGTCGTCAACGGTGGCGACTAGCGAGTGGGTCGTCGACTTCCCCACGCTGGGCTTCCTCGCCGCGGACTGGATCGAGGCGCACTGCATCGTCCCTGATGGCTTCTCGCTCGGGCAGCCGTTCGTGCTCGATGGGTGGCAGCTCTGGTGCACGGTGAACCACTACCGGGTGCGCAAGGGCCTGACGTTCGACCCGACCCGGCCGGCGCAGTCGACGGCGTTTCACTATCGCCGTTCGCAGGTGGTGGGTCCGCAGAAGACGGGCAAGGGGCCGTGGTCGGCTGCGGAGACGTGCTTCGAGGCTGTGGGCCCGTGCCTGTTCGCTGGTTGGGCGCGTGGCGGTGAGGTGTACCGCTGCGAGGACGACGGCTGCGGCTGCGGGTTCGTGTACGTCTACGAGCCCGGCGAGCCGATGGGGATGCGGCGCCCGACGTCGCTGATTCAGCTTCTGGCGACGTCCGAGGATCAGGTCGACAACGTGTATCGGCCGCTGCAGGGCATGATCCGCCGCGGCCCATTGCTCGAGCGCATGAAGGTCCGTGAGGGCTTCATCCGGCTGCCTGAGGATGGCCGGATCGACCCGGTGACGGCGGCGGCGAACAGCAAGCTGGGCAACCCGATCAACTTCGCGATCTTCGATGAGTCGGGGCTGTACACGGCCCGGAACAAGCTCCTGAAGGTCTCGCAGACGATGCGGCGCGGCTTGGCCGGCATGGGTGGTCGCTCGATCGAGACGACGAACCCGTGGGATCCGATGGAGGCGTCGCAGGCTCAGCAGACGTACGAGTCGCGGTCGACGGACATCTTCCGGTTCTACCGGAAGCCGCCGGCGGACCTGTCGTACAAGAACAAGCGTGACCGTCACAAGATCCACCAGTACGTCTACGAGGGTTCGCCCTGGGTGGACCTGGCTGCGATCGAGGCTGAGGCGGCCGAGCTCCTTGAGACGGATCCGACGCAGGCGGAGCGGTTCTTCGGGAACCGTCTGGTCCAGGGCCTCGGTTCGTACATGCCCGAGAAGGTGTGGGATGCGAGCGAGGCGGACCGTGAGGTTGCTCGAGGCGAGCGCGTGGCGGTCGGCTTCGACGGCTCGCGCTCGGGTGACTGGACGGCGCTGCGGGTCGAGACGGCGGACGGCTACCGGTTCACGCCGACGTACGGCCCGGACTCGCGTCCGACGTTCTGGAACCCCGAGGAGTGGGGTGGTCGGATCCCGCGCGGCGAGGTCAACGCGGCTGTGTCGGAGATCTTCGACCGGTACTCGGTGGCTCGCATGTACGTCGACCCTCGTCACTGGGAGACGCAGGCGGACGCCTGGGCTGCCGAGTACGGGGATGACGTCGTGGTGACGTGGCCGACGAACCAGATCGGTCGGATGTTCGACGCATTGGTCCGGTTCCTTGAGGACAGTACGGACGGGCTGACGACGCACAGTGATGACTCGACGGCGAAGGTGCACGCACTGGCTGCGCGGAAGGTCGCGAAGCCTGGTGACAAGTACATCCTCGGCAAGCCGGCCGAGACGCAGAAGTTCGACATTCTCATGGCCGACGTCCTCGCTCACGAGGCTGCGGCTGACCAGCGGACCGAGGGCTGGGATGCCCAAGACACCCGCGTGATCGTGTTCCGATAGGAGGTCGTCGTGGCGCGTGCACTGACCTCCGACGAGATGCCCGTGTTCGACTCGCTCAAGCAGGAGTTGGGCGCCGCACAGTCTGTGTTCGACGCGGCGGACGGCTACTACGACGGCATGCAGCGCCTCGAGCAGCTTGGCCTGGCGATCCCCCCGGAGCTTGCCCGGTTCACGGTGATCGTGAACTGGCCGCGGGTCGTGGTCGATGCGATCGCGGACCGCCTGGACGTCAAGGGTTTCCGGCTTCCGGGTACGGACGTCGGCGACGCGGATCTGTGGCGGCTGTGGCAGGCGAACCAGATGGACGAGGCGGACCTGATGGCCCGTCTCGACTACCTGGTTTACGGGCGCACGTACAAGTGCGTGGGGGTGAACGAGAGTGACCCGCGCACGCCGCTGATCACGGTGGAGTCGCCGCGGCAGATCATCACCCGCCGCGACTCTCGCACGGGTCGCATCACGGACGCTCTGCGGCTCTACAACGAGGAGAACGGTCAGGCGCGGTCGGCCACGTGGTACCGCCGCAACGAGACGCTGTGGATCGAGCTCGACGGTTCGGGCCAGGAGGTCCGCGACGTCGACGGGCACGGCATGGACTACGTGCCTGTGGTGCCGACGTTCCGCCGTCGGCGCACGACGATCCCCGTGGGTCGCACTCTGCAGGGGACGTCTGCGATGACGGACGTGGTCCCGATCACGGACGCTGCGGCGCGGAACATCTCCAACGCCCAGCTCGGGCAGGAGACGCACGCGGTCCCTCAGCGTGGAGTGCTTGGTGCGTCGAAGGGCGACTTCGTCGACCGCGACGGCAAGCCGATGCCGGTGTGGGAGGCGTACTTCGGTGCGGTGTGGGCGATCTCGAACAAGGACGCGAAGACGTTCCAGTTCGACGCCTCGGACATGTCGAACTTCGAGCGGATGATGGACCTTTACGCACGGCTTGCGTCGGGCGTGTCGGGTCTGCCGCCGAACTACTTCGGCCTCGCCGCCGATGATGCCGCGTCGGCTGATGCGATCCGCTCGCGCGAGTCGCGACTGGTCAAGATCGCCGAGCGTGACCAGGTGGCGCTGGGCAACTCCGACGAGGAGGCGCTGCGAATCGCCACGCGCATCCGTGACGGCCGCTGGTCGGACGAGCTCGTGGGCATGGAGACGCTCTGGTACGACGCTGGCACCCCGACGAGCGGGGCGCGTGCGGATGCCACGGTGAAGCTCTTCACCGCCACGGATGGCGCTGGGCGTTCGCTCATGCCCCGTGAGATGGCGATGGAGGAACTCGGCTGGTCGCCGGCGAAGATCCAGCGGGCTCTGGCGCTCCTTGAGCGTGAGGAGTCGGACCCGTACACCCGTCAGCAGGTTGAGAAGGATGCTGCGGCAGGCGCAGCCGTCGTCGGCGGCTGAGTACGGGCGGGAGCAGCGTCGGGAGATCGTCCAGGCTGTCGCTGCGGTGCGCCGACAGTGGCGCCGCATGGGGACGGACTTCGACGTGTCGTGGCCGCGTGTTGCGCCCCGGCTGCTCGAGGTCACGGACTTGGCGCAGTCGCGGGTGGCTGCGGGTGCTCTCGCCTTCATCCCGGATGTGCTCGAGGACACGGGCCAGTCGCGGGCGGCAACGGCGGTGGCTCGTCCGAACGTCCGCGCCTTGGTCGGTGTGGCCGGTGACGGTCGCCCGGTCGACTCGCTGCTCTACGGGGCTGTGACACGCGCCAAGGAGCGTGTGGCGTCGGGCGCAACACCGACGCAGGCCCTACGCGCGAGCAGCCAGTGGCTGACGATGGCGACGGGCACGCTCCTGTCGGATACGGGTCGTCAGGCGGAGTCGCTGGGCATGGGTGTGCGTCCCGTCGGTGGGTACGTGCGGATGCTGAACACGCCTTCCTGCTCGCGGTGTGTGGCCCTCGCGGGCCGCTGGTACCGCAAGAGTTCCGGCTTCCTGCGCCACCCCGGTTGCGACTGCCGACACATCCCCGCGTCGGAGTCCGTGGCGGGTGACCTGACGGTCAGCCCGTCCGACTACTTCGACTCCCTGAGCCCGGGCGAGCAGGACGCGACGTTCGGCAAGGCGGGCGCGGAAGCGATCCGTGAGGGTGCCGACGTCAGCAAGGTCGTCAACGCCCGCCGGGGGATGCGCACGGCCCAGGTGGGTGGGCGCAACGTCCTGACGACCACTGAGGGCACCACCCGCCGCGGGCAGGCGTCACGCGCCGCCACCGGTCGCCGGGGTGCGCGCCTCATGCCCGAGACCATCTCGCGCGTCGCTACCGACCGCGACGACTACCTGCGACTCCTGCGAGTCAACGGCTACCTCTGACCACCGCGCCCGCAAGGGGCCCGGTCGACCTCTCGCAAGGAGAGACGCATATGAGCACGGAAACCCCGGACATTGTCGCCGCGCTCGACGCGACCGACGGCACAGCCCCTGTCGAGGACGCCCCCGAGGCGCTGGATGCCGCCCCGCTGGACGACGTCGACGCGCCCGTGGAGGGCGAGGAGGCGCTGTCTGACCCCGGCAAGCAGGCGCTCGACCGCATGAAGGCCAAGCTTCGGTCGGAGCGGGCGGCGCGACTCGCAGCGGAGGCCAGGGTCAACGACCTGACGCCGGCTGACGACGCTGAGCGCATCTCGCGGGAGGCCGAGGTTCGCGCCCTGGCGAAGGCCAACGGGCGCATCCTCAGCGCCGAGATCCGCGCTGCTGCTGCGGGCAAGCTGTCCGACCCCACTGACGCCCTCACGTTCATCGACCTGTCGCAGTTCGACGTGGGTGATGACGGAGAGGTCGACCAGGACGAGATCGCTGAGGCGATCGCGGACCTGCTCACCAAGAAGCCGTACCTGGCCGCGCAAGGCGGTCCCAAGACCCCGAAGGCCGACCCCTCGCAAGGAGCGGGCGGGCGGGGTGCTGCTACCGCCGCCGACCGATTTGCACAGCAGGTCGGCAACCTCATCTGACCGCCCGCGAGGGCATGAAAGGGGATTCCGATGGCCGGGATCGACGTCAATCGCACTACCACCGGGGTCCGCCTGGACCCCGTCGTCTCTGCCGAGATCTGGTCGGCGGCCGAGTACAGCTCGGCTGCGATGCAGCTCGCGCAGAACATCCCGCTCCCGGGTCCGGGCGTGACCGTGGACATCATCACGGGTGAGCCCGAGGCCCAGTGGGTCGCGGAGACCGACAACAAGCCGGTCAGCCGGCCCACGCTCGGCTCGAAGCTCATGACCCCGTACACGCTCGCGGTCATCGTGCCGTTCTCGAACCAGTTCCGTCGGGACAAGGCGCGGCTCTACAACGAGCTCGTCCGCAAGCTCCCGCAGGCGCTGGGTAAGAAGTTCGACCAGACCGTGTTCGGCAACGTCGCGGCCCCCGGCTCGAACTTCGACAAGCTCTCGGGTGCGGCGGGTGTCGGCATCGCCGGCAACACGTACAAGGGCCTCGTCGCCGCGGACCAGGCCGTCGCCACCGGCGGCGGCACGCTCAACGGCTGGGCGATCGCGCCCCAG